TCTATGTAAGTTGTTAGTTCTGGGAGATCCTGTTCTGCGCATCCCTCATAAGCTATGGTGTTGTCGTCGCCTAGGGCAATCATCCACCAATTAAAGTTCTCAAATCTAGAATCGTTCCTGTAAAGGCTCTTGAAAGCGTTTAAAGCGCCTCCTAAAGCGGTGATGTTGATCAACGTGTTTCCCACAGAAGTGTTCTGGTCACCCGACTTGCGGGTCCAATTTACTTTGTAGGAGTGATACTTGCCATCTCCGCTGGTTCTAGTTTGTTGTTGTAAAGCTGTCTTGATGTTATCGTTTAGATGCCCAGTCTCCTCGTAGTAGAGGTGTTCGATAAGACTGGCTCCTTCCCCTTGAGTGGAGTCAAACCTCGAAAAGTCATTCTCCAAGAACTTCCTGCCTTCACGCACATGGTGATCGTACCACTGTCCAATCCTGATAGAATCAGAGCCGGATGAGTACAGGCATTGGGGTAGGCCATCGTCTAGGAGGGAAGACAAGAAGTCGCCATCCTCGAAAAATGGGTAATCTAGCAAAGGTTTAGCAATAACCTTGGACAAGTGGCTCATGAAGGGTCCGAGATAGACATTAGTAGTCTGTTTTCTCAAGGCCTGAATGAGGCGTGGAGCTTCACCTTCTAGTCTGCCGCCCGCCTTGGGCATTTGCATATCAGCTTTTATGAAAGAACTTCGCCTGTAGTCGCTCGCAGAGAACTCGTGAGGGTCCTCCAAAAACTCCCGCAGGGGTTTAGCCTTTTTATTATCCATGGTAGATAGCCATGAGTCGATGCTGGGGCCATCACCCCAGTACCTGTCGACTAGCGTCTTGAGATCAAAAGAGCTCCCAAGTGACCGCTTGGCCATCTTCCATAGGGACACATTTAGACTGCCGGCTGGAGCCGGCAAACAATGACGATGAGCTAGCGCAATACTTTCGTTATGCGCATTGCTGTTGAACATGCTCGGAAGCCTGCCCATATACATTGGTCCGTAGTGTGTGAATTTTGAATCTTTCTTAGCGTCTGCCTCTTTGTTGCGCCAGTAAGATGCTACCTTAGGGTCTACAACGGGAGCTTCAGCTATTGTTAGCTTACTAGTAACACCGTCGTAATTTATCTTGCCGTTCTTGATATGGGGCTGGTCAGAGTTGACAGGCCCGGTGTAACAAGTAGTGGACAAGTATGAAGAGTATGACATAAGGTCTTCAGAACCCCAGTGTTGGCTGACCAGCTCTACGAGCTTCTCATCATAGGCATCTGTGTGTACCGTATGACTGTCATCCATGGCTTCTGGGGGAACTGTGTAAGACCTGCGTATCTTCTCATCAAGAACCACAGGGATGGGAGTGTAATCATCTATGGGGGACAAAAGTCCGTCCTTAAGATAAATGCTTTCCCTTTCAGAGATCTTTTTAGGCTCTGCGGGTGGCAGAGGGGCTTTGAGAGCTTCAGTTTTAACGTCTACCATAGACGGGCCATCTCCAACCTTGACCAAAGGTGTGCTTGCTTCCTTAATGTCGGCAAGCGGTTCATCAGGCGTACCAGAGACGCCCGAGAGGTATTCATCTAAATATCGATTCGCTCTAATATCGTAGTCTTTTTGCATTGGAATGATGACATAGTCAACTATGATGCAAAATAAGATGTATGCTATGATAAGCAATCTAAAACTTGGCTGGATCAGTAACCAAGTAGACACGTTCCAAAGAGTGATGGGAAATTTCCAAAGAGCAACGTCCAAAAAGTAGAGAACATAGTACCGACCATCTCCGTAAAAAAAACAATACATACTCGGCAGTGTAACGTACCAATACATGATGAGATTGTTCTCAATGAGCCTGTCAGGGGTGACAGGTGAAAACTCAAGCTTCTTTGACCATGGCGAAACGGACTGCACACCTTCAATGTACCAGCGACGGAGCCGGTTTCGTAGGACGGTGGAGATAGTTCCAGTTGCAATGGATATGCCCATAACCGACCTCGACATGGATTCGGGTTGGGGCTTAGAAGCGAGAGCTAGTCTCACGGTTTTGATCAAGGCATCTGGGTCAGGAGTCATGTCCCTGGCAAGAGCCGCTGTGACACAATGATCCAAGTGGGCGGCATAAACAGCCACGTCCAAACTCGGAATGCGTTCTCCAGTCGACCTTAAGCCTAGACATAGTAAATTAGTCCATCTTACCCAGAAGTCTTCTTGTTGATAAACGAGGATCCTAAGAATCTCGGGTTCAGCATCTCTAACCTTGACCAACTCAAGGAGGGGACAGTCCGTGTGTGCTCGCAAAAAATTTGGGTAGAAC